CGTCCCAGATCGCGTCCGGTATGCCGCTGGCTTCGTCGAAGATCAGCATCACGCCGTCAGCGTTGTGCAGACCCGCGTAGCTGTCCGGGTTCTCCTCCGACCACAGCCGCCCCTCGACCGACCAGTACCGCGTGCCTTTGCGCAGGTCGCGCTCCACGATCTCAGCCAGCCACTTGGCCGGGCTGACCCGCGTCGCGCTGATCTCAAACCAATGGCTGTTGATCAGCATGGCCAACCACTTCGTGATCTCGGCCCAGGTGATGCTGCGTAGCTGCGCTTCGCTGTTCGCGCTGACGATCACGCTCGCCCCGATGCGCGTGGTGACCATCCACAGCACCAGCCAAGACACCAGCGCCGACTTCCCGATCCCGCGCCCTGACGCCACCGCCGAGCGGAACACATCAAAGTCCACCTTGCCGCCGTTGGCCTGGATGTGCTCCTTCAACGTGCGCAGGACGCGCCGTTGCCAGGCGCGCGGCCCGCGGTGGTTGGCCAGCGGCGTGCCGGCTTCACCCCACGGAAACGCAAACAGAACAAATTTTTCAGGGTCGTTCGCTATAGACGGACTCCAGAGCTGAGACATCAAAGTCTGCTCTTGATCCGCCGTGAATCTGGGCTCTTGCATCCGTTACCTCTTCTACAGGTTCCAACACGCGTACTTGCGCCCGCTCAAGCGCCGCGGTGATGCTGATCTGTTGCGCCACGTTGACTTGCACTTGCTGTTTGGCTACCCAATCGTGCTGGTGCTTGAGCATCTCCAGCGCCGCTTTGGAGTCGCCTGCGCGCGCCGCCATGTAGACGATGTGGCTCATCTCTTTTTCGGCGTCAGCGCGGCCCTTTAATTCAGCCAACTCGGCTGACGGGTCCATTTCGCAAAGCCGCCGGTACTCTTCCGGCCGCAAGTCGCACGCCAACGCCAGGCTGCGCCCGCGCAAGCCAAGTTTGGCGTTGTCATAAATGCGCGTTAGCACAGCTTCGGTAGCTTTGACTTCGCGCGCCGTTAACGGAAGCGATTTCATGCTTGCAGCGTACTAGATTTGGCGACATCCGTCTAGCGTATCAAATTATGTTGCAAAAAATTTGTACATAAAAAATTGGTTGTGACCCCTGCGTTTTCGCATGCCAGTTGTCTCGGCCCTCCCCCCACCCCCTCTCCAGCACGCAGCCACACACCCGCAAGCCGCGAGAATAAGGGTAAACCCTACATACTCGCAGCAGTATCTCGCCGAGTATCTCACCCATATGCCCGCCACATAATGCCACATAATGCGCGCCAGGCGGTGCGCCAGGTGTTTCACCTGGAACAATGTGCACCTGGTGCATGAGCTGCGCGCCAGGCCGAGCTGGGTGGTTTGGGTGGTTTGGGTGGTTTGGGAGTGTTTGCATGTACATGCAAACACCACCAGGCCGAGCTGCACCTGGTGCACGAGCTGGGTGGTTTTGCAGCTCGCAAAACCACCCAGGCCGAGCTGGCCGGATTGGTTTGGGTGGTTTTGCAGCTCGCAAAACCACCCAGGCCGAGCTGCACCTGGCGCGCGAGCTGGGCGGTTTTGGGTGGTGTTTGGGTGTTTTGGGTGGTACCCAACGCATTCTCCAAGTACGCGCGTACACCACCTGGCCGAATAACGTGGCCAGCCAATTCGCGAGATCATTTTCCTAAATTGATTTTGAGCTGGAAAACCACCCAAACACCACCCAACTAGAGGCAAAACACAAACCACCACCACCACCCAAACACCACCCAGCTAGCCACCCAAACACCCCCACAAACGACCCAAACACCACCAGGCCGAGCTGCACCTGGCGCGCGAGCTGCGCCAGCTCGTGCACGAGCTGGCCGAGCTGGCCGAGCTGGCCGAGCTGGCGCGCGCAGGCCGAGCTGGCCGAGCTGGCCGAGCTGGCCGCACGTCACATAATCCGCTACACTGCCAGTCCCGTTCTACTTCGGAGCTGCAAACATGGAAGATCAACCCGTCACCTGGCGCGACGTGCTCGGTGCCATCATCATCGGCGTGCTCATGGGCGCGCTGTTCGCTGCGTTTGTCTAAGGGTCAGCATGCAAAACTATCATCTCACTCCGATATCGGCCAATGCCAAAACCGGCCCGATTCCCGTCACCACCAGCCCAAAAGACAATTGCCCGCCGGACTGTGGCCAAGCGTACTTGTGCTATGCCGATGCTGGGCCATTGGCACTCCACTGGGCGGCCGTCACGGCCGGCACGCGTGGCACGAGCTGGGCCGACCACGTCGCGCAGCTGGCGCAGCTGCCTGATGGCCAGCTCTGGCGCGCCAACCAGGCCGGCGACCTGCCTCGCGACCAGGCCGGCCGCGCCACGCTGGACCCGCGGCGCCTGGGCGAGCTGGTGCGAGCGAACATCGGCAAACGCGGGTTCACCTATTCGCACTGGAAAGATGCCGCGTCTATTGCGTGGATTCGGCACGCCAACGCGTGGGGGTTCACCGTGAACCTGAGTGCTGATTCTCTGGCCGAAGCCGACCACCTGGCCGACCAGGCCGCCGGGCCGGTGGTGGTGGTTCTCGCGCCCGACCAGGCCGAAAACCTGCGCACCCCGGCCGGCCGCCTGGTCGTGATATGCCCTGCCACTCAGCGCGACGACGTCACCTGCGCGAGCTGCCAGCTATGCCAGCGCGCCACCAGGCCGACCATCGTCGGATTCCCCGCGCACGGCACGTATAAGGGCCGCTACCGCACCATTCCCCTGCAATTGGAGAGCTGAACATGCCAGTTCTGTCCAACACCATTCTGCAAGTCCGCCTGCCATCAGGCGGCCGCGCGGTTTACGAGCTGCAACCGCAGCACTTGAACCCGACGCATTCCACCTGGTCGCTGAACCAGGCGGCAATTGAGCACGGGCGCCAGCTCGCGCATGAGCACGCGGGTCGGTGGTTCAAGCCTGGTAGCTGGGAGGAAATCACCGACCTGCGCACCGTCGCGCTGCTTGACCGCGCCCCGGCCGCCTGAGCTGGCCAGGTGTTTGCATCTCACATGCAAACACCTGGCGCCACTGCACGCTGGCCAGCTCGGCCTGCGCGCAGTGGCGCCAATCCCGGCGCCACGTCAATGGACTAACCTGGAGAACACCACCATGTCCACACTCATGCAAGCAAACCGTCAATGGTCGACCCGTCCCGCCGAAGAGCGGTTCACTTCCCTGGAAACCATGCGCGCCATGCTGCACGCGCAGCGCGCTATCAGCCGCGCGGCCGTGGTCAGCTCGCGGCGGCTTCGCGCCGTGCCCCAGGGTCACGACGGCCTGATGATCGAGGGGCCCAGTGGCCACGGGTACGCCCCGACCCACTGGTCATTCGGCCAGCTCGCCGGCCTGGTGCAGGCCCCTGGCCAGTACCTGCGCGAGCTGCCGGCCGAGCTGGCGGCGGACTGCGTTAATTACGGGCTACAGGTCACGCGCGACGCATCGGACATCGGCGTGCTCATCCGGAAGGATGGCACGCTGGCGGCCGCCACGGGGCCCCGCTACGGGCGCATCTGGAACACGGACATCGTCGATGCCCTGGTCGACCGATTCGGCGACGGTGTCACTGGCCAGTGGCGTGTGCCTGGCGTGTTCGGCCGCCAGGTGGTCGTGGACTCGCAGAACACGACCCTATACGCGGGCGACCGTGACATGTTCGTGTTTCTCTGTGACGAAGAAAACCGCATCGAGCTGCCAGGCCGACGTGACGGCCAGGCCGGCTCGCTGGCGCGCGGGTTCTTCGTGTGGAATTCTGAAGTCGGCTCGTCCACGTTCGGCCTGAAGACGTTTCTGTTCGACTACGTCTGCTCCAACCGCATCGTGTGGGGCGCGCATGAGCTGGAAGAGATCCGCATCCGCCACACGGCCAGCGCGCCTGATCGGTTCCTGGAGGAAGTCACGCCTGCCCTGCTGGCCTACAGCCAGGCCAGCTCGGCCAACGTGAACAACGTGCTGCGCGGCGCGCAGCGGTCGAAGCTCGATAAAGTCGACGCGTTCCTGGCGCAACGCTTTGGGCCGCGCGTGGCCGACCGTATCAAGGCCGTGCACCACACGGAGGAAGGCCGGCCGATTGAGACCCTTTGGGACGCGGTGACGGGCGCCACGGCCTACGCGCGCAGCATTCCCTGGACGGCCGAGCGGGTCGAGATGGAAACCGAGGCCGGCCGCATCCTGGACCTGGTGGAGGCTTGAGATGAGTTGGGAAATCTTTTGCAAACGCACCGAAGACCCGAAGCTGGCCTTTATCGAATCACTGTTGACGCAGCGCGGCATCCCGTACCGTCGCAACGGTGAATCCTGGCATGCGCCAATTCTTGAGGTGCCCGCGAAGCATTTTGCTGCGGCGTGGGCGATGCTCGACGAGGATATTTTCGGCGACGGGCAGCGTCTCGACGATATCGAAGACGACGACCCCGTTTTCAGTTTCGACTGACCAGGCGCCACGCGTCAACGGCCCACTGGGGCCGTTTGGCGTGGCGCCACGGTGGCACCACGATAACCTGGAGTTCAGTACCATGACGATGATCAACCCCCTGGCGGCCGCCCTGGCCGCCGTTCTTGAGCAGGCCGTGCAGACCGGCCTGCACCAGCTCGCCGAGACGCACCAGCTCGACGAGGATACGGTGCGCGACCTGATCAACCGCACGACGGCCCCGCTGGCCGACCGCCTGGCCGAGCTGGCCGAGCGCGTGGCCGAGCTGGCAGCCCACCAGGCCGCCGGCCTGGGCGACGAGCTGCTCAAGATCAAGGCCCGCCTGGACGAGCTGGAGGCCACGGACGCGCGCGACCTGACAAAGGACCAAGTGCGCGAGATCGCGGAGACCGCGGCCGAGGCAGCAATCGAGCAGCACTGTTCCGACTACGACCACAACGAGTATGACGGCCATATCAGCGACGATGACAAGCACTTCGAGGGCGACATCGAGGACGCTGTGCGTGACGCGTTGAACAATGCGTCGATATCCATCAGCTTCTAAACCATCCGGGCCGGCCAGCTCGGCCGGCCCATCACTGGAGCATTACGATGAACCCGAACTTTTGGCACTTGATCGACGAGCGCACCGGCGAGCCGGTAACGCTGCCCCTGCAACGCGTTGATTTTCGCGGCGAGGACAACTGGACCGTGTATGGCGGCCGCCCGCCAACCGCACCAGGTAAGTCCGGCTATGTCCATGTGAAAGACGAGGACGACCGCACGCGCGAGTTCTATCCGCAGGTCTATGGCCTGGCCTGGCGCCTGCGGCCCGAGCTGCACGCGGGCGCGCGCATCATGCGGAACCGCGGCGGCAGCTTTGCCAGCTACCTGGCCCAGGCGTACCAGGTGGCCGACGCAGGCAACACCTGGCGCCTGCTGGAGGCTTTCGACGACCTGTTTTCGCGTTACATGGCGGAGGCCGAGCATGAGCCAGCTCAAGCCTAGACCATACCCCTGGCCTTTCCCGGCCCGCCTGCCTGAGCCTGGCCACGCTCCGCACCCTCGGCCTGCCCGTAACCCGCCGCCGGGCCCTGATGAGGCCCCGCCGGCGCCTTTCCTGGGGGCCATATGCCCTGGATCGCCTTGATCGCGTTGATATACCTGCTGGTCTTGCTGATCATCGATATCTTCGACGATAATTGACCCGCAGTTGACCCCCTGATCGGCCCGCCCGGCTTGCGCCCGGCGGGCCATTTTTTCGGGGTGGGCGGCCTGGGGCCCCGGATTTGCCCCAGCTTGAGGGAGTATGCGCCGCCCGTTATTTCACACGTCGCAGGCCATCTAGCGGGCCCGCGGCCTGGCCAGCATCGGCTACTTCCACCAGGCGGCGCAGCTCGGACTTCGACATGCTGGCCAGCTCGGGCGCGCAGAAGACGCGTTTTTTGGTTTTGAATTCCGCCGAGTGCAGCAGGCCCACGTCGGCCCAGTTGGCCTCGCTCAACGCGTGATACAGCGCGCCCAGGTACAGCTTTACCCCTTGAGGGGCGCGGCCCTGTAGCCGGTCTAGCAGCTTGTAGAACGGGGCCCCGATGACCCCCGTTGCAAAGTCAGCGTGGCGGCCCTTTACCTCGTCGACCAGGAACGCTTCGGCGGAACTCATGCTGCGCTCGATGAGCGTTTCCTTCGCGTCCGTTTTGAAAGGCGTGGCCCCGGGGCTGAATTTGGATATGTCCCGCGCCTGTAACCAAGAGGCCACGGCCCCCAGCCCTCCGCGGTGCTTGTACCACTCCCAAAAGCTCTCGCCCTGTTCGGCCGTCATGCGCGGCGCGTTACTCCAGACGACAAACCAACGCCGGTCGTTGCTGTCGATGGCAATGGCCCCCGGCTCGTTTGTAAAGGCCAGCAGGAACACGCGGTTGAGGGCCTCGTAAGGGTGCAGCCCTTTGCGGTTGACCATCAGGTATTCCGGCGGCGCGGCGATGATGGGTTTCAGGTGGTTTTCCAAGGCCCTGCGGTCCTGCGCGTCGGTCTGGCGCAGCTCCTGGATGACGATCATTTCGGACTCCAGGTGGTAGCCCCACTGCGTGCTGGCCACGTTATCCTTGATCGTCTTCACGTTTGATTGCGTCGGCCCTCCGATGCCCCAGATCATTGGGGCCCACATGGAGTCCTTGCCGCAGCCCTGCGTGCCGCCGTGCAACACCGCGTGATTGATTTTCACGTCGGGGCGTTGCAGCTTGCAGGCCATCACGTTGAGGATGTGCTCGCGTTCCTGGGCGTTGGGCACCAACAGCTCGACGTGATCCATCCACCGCGTTACGTCGCCGGCCAGGCCCGTCAAAGCCGGCCTTGCGTTGCGCCAGCGGTTGCCGAACACGGCGCCTTCGCGGGAGCATAGGACCGACTCGCCTGGGGCGTAGGTGACGCCTTGCAAGATGCGGCCGCCCAGGTCTTGACGGTTCTCGTCGTAGCAGACGCTGGCCTCGACGCGCCTGGCCTGGCCGTTGGCGTTGAGGTGAATTGACCGGCACAGAACGTGGCGAAACAGCGCGTTGAACGAGCTGCGGCTGATCTCCTGGCGCTGCTCCAGGTCAAAGTACGCGTCATCGGGCTGCAAATAGGCAAAGCGCGAATACCACTTGCTTTTCTCCACGCGGCCCGCCTCGCGGCGCTTGACCTCCTCAAGCTGGGCTTCAACGTCCGCCAGCAGCTCAGGCGCGGGCGTCAGCTTTTCTAAGGCGCTGGCCAGCGTGGCCTGCAACAGCTCTTCCCGCAGCCCTGGTGTATGGGCTGGCCCTCCGTTAGCCGCGACCCACTCCAGGAACGTCTTGGAGTCCAAATCGACGCAGTGGCTGTGCAGGCAGCAGAACGCGCGCGTTGATGGAAGGTAGCGGCCCTCCGGGTTGCCGTCAGTGTGCGCGGCTGCGTTAGGGCACATAACACCCATCCAGCCCTCGCTGTTGGGCCGGCTGAAGACCAGGCCCTGCTCGGATAACCAAGCCGCCACGTCATCATCGCCGTCATCGGCCAGCCGCAGGGGCTTGGGGCCGTCATCATCATCGGGGCCCGGCACGACACCCAAGGCGGCGCAGATCTCGGGCAGCGTGAACTCGCGGTCGGGGTGGAACTCGACCAGCTTTGCGGCGAAGTTGTTGCGGCCAGGCTTCAGGTTGATCGACCCGGGCAACCGAAAATTTCGCACCGGATTGCCCGCGCCTGGGTCGGTGTAGCCGGCCTCGGCCATTGCCTTGACCGCGGCCACAAACGCGCCTTTGGTCGGCTGTTCAGAGAAGGCATAGCCCCACTGGAAGTTGCCGGGGCTGGTTTCCATGACCCACGTCGGGGCTAGGGGCGGCTCTTTGCTCTTGGTGCCCACGTCGTCGAGCATGAGAACCAGCACATACTCGCAATTCGCCCGCGCGGCCGAGGGGCCGTCTTTCATGCGGTCCAGGATGAACGACGCGGTATTGGCATACCACGACTCGTTGCCCTTCATCTTGTGCGTCGGCAAGAACGCGGGCCAAGTGGCCTTGATGGCCCCGTCTGCGTGGAATTGCAGCTTGCCGTCAAGCAGCTTTGGCTTCTGCTTGACGATCAGCAACGTCTCGCCTTCCGGCGCAAGTTTTGTGAGATACTCCAAAAACTCCATTGTGTTCTCCGTTTAAGACGCCCGGCTGCCACCGGGCGTTTTTGTTACGCCTTGCCGTAGCGGTCCATCACATGAATGTCGATGTCCAACGGAAGGTCGGGCGCCCATGTAGGCGGCGTCGTCATAACTTGCCTCATTAGCTCGACCGTCTTTTCCGGCTCGCTTGTCTCCACGACGATTTCGTCATGGACGTGCAGCACGACATCCGGGAGCTGACGCAGCGCCAGCCGCAGCACGTCGTTTGCAACGGCTTGGGTGACGTTTTCACACGCCAATCCTCTCCACAATCTTGCGCGTGGCCATTCGGTAGCGTCGGCGGAAGGCTTCCAAGAGCTTTTGGCGTAAGAGACGCCATCCTGTTCAAGGCGCGCGTAGGGGTACGCCAGGATTCGCCCGCTGGGCAAAGCGTACCAGAGATGTAGCCCATCGAACAGGTAGACGATACGACCCGCGCGAATTTCATGGTTAGGGTTGCGCATGGCCCTGGTGTATGCGTCCTCTAACGCCTGGCCGTGCTGCATGGCCCAAGCGTTGGCGAGCCGCCAGGTCTTGATGGCCCGCGTCACTTCCGCATCGCTCATTCGCACGCCATACACCTTGCCGAACGTGGCAAACGAACCTGGGCCGCCCAAGTACCCCAGCGCCAGCTCTTGCACCTTGCCGACCTGACGCTGGTCTTTGGAAACCTCGTCATAGCCCACGTTGAAGGTAGACATGGCGTTGACGATGTACGGGTCACGGCCCGAACGAAACACGTTGAGCTTCTTCTCGCCTGATGGGCAGTTGGAGAGCCAGGGATGCACACGGCCCTCGATGGCTGACCAATCGGCCACAACGAGCTGCTTGCCCTTGGCGGGGATCAGCGCGGGGCGCAGCATACCCTTAAGAACGTCGGTGACGCGCTTGCCGTAGGTCGGCACGATCTGGTGCCCGCGCGTCATCGCATGCCTCACTGTCTCAGGATCGGCGGCACATTTTCTAGTGAAGTTATGTACCTGCGCTCCATAAGAGCTAGCTCGGCCTGTCGCTGCGCCTCCTGAAAATACAAATGCTCCTCGTACTCTGCGATCTTCTGCATCAGCCAACTGTGCCAAGCGGCTGAACTTCGCAACCGACGACGCCCAGATATCGTCTGCGCATTGAATGACGTGCGCAACAGGGGCCGGAACTTCTTCATGGTTTTCCTCCGCTAGCACTAGCAGATTGGCGCGCACATTCTTGTCTATCGACGCCTTGGGGGCGCCGTCCTCGTACACGGTCATCAGCTTCTGCGCTTGCGGGCCGACGCGGTCCCAGACCCACTGGCGCATCTTCGGTGAGCGCACCGACGTAATCTCGCCAGCCGTCACCTCGCGCACTTCAGTCTGGATCGCGTCCAGCTCTTGCGTCGCATACCCTTGCGCTGCGCGGCACAAGTCAACGTCCACCAGCACGCCGCGGTCGTTGATGTATTCATTGACGTGATAGTCGGCCAGCTCATTGGCTGACATATCGCGCATGGCCTTGGACACCGCGCGCATGGTTCTCACGTCTTGCTCACAATAGGCGATCATCTCGGCCAGTAGCGCCGCGTCCTCGCGGAAGGTGCCGTCGTCTTTCGGGATGGACAACAGCCGGATGAGCTGCGCGCCACGGTGATCCTTGCGCATGGACGCGCCAGCGAAGCGCCCAACGTCCTCCAGGGAGCCTGGCGCGCAGTTGGCGCGGGCCTGAGCCGCCGTGCAGTAGAACTGCTCGATATCGGGCTCTACGAGGCCCCAGGTGGGGCATATGACATACCAGAAGATCAACCGCTCAAACGCGGCGTTGTGGGCGCGGATCTGACCGCCACGGCGAACATGGTCGTTGATGATCTCCGGGAACGGCTGACCTGGCCGCCAAGTGACGACCTCGTCGTCATTGAAAGCGTAGGACATGCACAGAATCTCTGTGGACGCGTCCTGCGCGTAGTTGTATACGCCGCGCGTGGTCAAGTCGCAACGACTGCGTGTTTCAAAGTCAAGCCACAACATAGTTGAAAACGGGGGCCGAAGCCCCCGCCCTCACTCTCAGGCCGCAACGCGACGACGACGCTTCGGCTCCTCGGCCGGCGCCTCGGCCGGCGCCTCGGGGGCTTTGGCTTCGGGCTTGCCGTCCATGCTGATCCACTCCACCACGTCAAAAACCGGGGTGTAGATCCGGCCGTAACTTTTATGCTGGTAGTGATCCTTACCCAAGGTCACGACAGGCACGGGCTTGGACGCGTCCTTGTCAACTTGGATGGCCACGGCCAACGCCAGCTCTTGAACAGCGCGCTTACCGCCCACTGAAGTGGTGGTGAACCGCGCCTCCATGCCGGCGTCTTCGCCGTCGATGCATTTCAGGCTTACGCCGATTTGCTGTTCCCAGCCCTTGGACGCGCCTGGAGGGGCGGCTTCCACTTCGGGCAGAGGCTGCGTCATCGGCGCCATCTTCTCGCCAAGCACCGCGCCGTCACCCCAGGCGATGAAGCCGTGGATAAACGAATACGGGTTCACCGCCCACTTGCTGCCGGCCTCGACTTCCGTCTGGTCAGCACCAAAAATCCAGTGGCCCGTGCGATCCATTTTCAGGATCACCATGCCCACGGGCGCGGCCTGCTGGGCAGCAGCGCGCAAAGCGGTGGAGAGCTGGGAGACGGCGGGCAAGCCCGCCTGAGAGAACGCTACTAGATTGGACATTTCTGTCACTCCTTTACTGAACACGATTAAGAGCAGCACGAAGCTGCTCGCCTAGCACCATCACTGCCGGCCGGGGGTCCGACTCAGCAGCGAGGGTGTTGCCGGACGACACTGCGACGACGAGATCGTCGGGCAGTGGCAGTCCACGCTTCTTCAGCACTTTCTCGGCCTGGGCGGGCGAGAGCAGCACTGTTTTTGTCTCTACGAAATCTTCACCTAGCACTTTAGCGGCCTTGGACTCATCGGCCCACTGCCGGGTCGAACGCTTGGCTACTAATTTATACCCCGGCACGGGCATACCTTTCTCAAGCCGCGCCTGCGCCAGCGCACGGGCGTCGCTGATAAAGGACTCCAGCGCATCGGCGCGGG